AGCAAGTGATCGAGACGGGGAAGACGCAGCAGCTGCCGATCGAGCAGCTGCGGGCGCTGGCGGGCGATGCGGCGGCGTTCGGTGACGACGTGATCGGCGTGTTCACGGCGCAAGCCGAGCGGCGGGCGCTCGCGGCCGGCGACATCCTGAAGGCGGCCGAGACCGAAGCGCGGGATCTGCTGGCGAGCGAGAACCGCATGTACGAAAAGACGATGCGCGAAGCGGAATCGATCCGGGCGCTCCAGGCGCACGTCGAGGCGCGGACCGCGGCCAAGGGATTCGTGCCGGCGTCACAGACGCGGACCGAGACGACGCCCACCGAGACGGCGGTCTCGCCGGTCCTGAAGGCCGACCAGCGCATGGTGCCGTGGTTGAAGGCGCGCGGGCGCTACACCTACCAGGGCGACCAGGGCGCCGATACCATGCGCCTGGGCGCCATCGTGGCGGCGCTGGCGAGTGGCCGGCGTGAACACCTGACCGACCTCGAACGGCGGGCACTCGCAGAAGGGACCGACAGCACCGGCGGGTTCCTGGTGCCGGAAGTCTTGGCGTCCACCTTCATCGACCGCGTGCGCGATGCGCTCGTGGTGCAGAAGGCCGGCGCGCAGATCGTGCCGATGTCGACTGAGGTGGTGCATCTGGCCCGGCTCGCCCAGCCGGGGATCGCCAACGGATCGCCGCTGACGAACATGGCGCCGGGCGCCTGGAAGCTCGAGAACGACCTGATCGACGAAGGCAGCCTGACGCTGGAGCGGGCGACGCTCACGGCGCGCACGCTGCCGCTGCTGCTGAAGATGTCGGTCGAGTTGTTCGAGGACGCCTCGAACATCAGCCAGATCGTCGAAGACGAGATGGCGAAGTCGACGGCGTTGGAACTCGATCGCGTGGCGCTGGTCGGGTCCGGGACCCCGCCGGAACCGCGGGGCCTCTTAAACACGACCGGCGTGCTGACCGGCACGCTGGGCACCCCGGCCAATTGGGATTTCCTGATTACGGCGGCCGGGCAGCTGTGGACCGTGAACCAGGAACCCAACAGCTTCATCTATGGGACCGCGGCGGCGATCGCGATCGCGAAGCTGAAATCGAGCGTGGACGCGCAACCGCTCGTCATGCCGCACGCGCTCGACGGCATCAAGCAGTTCCGATCGAATGTCGCGGGCGCGAAGGGCTACCTCGGCGACTTCAGCAATCTGCTGCTGGGGATGCGCACGAGTTTCAGAATCGAAGTGACGCGCGTCGGCGCCGGTGCCTTCGAGCGGCTGCAGGTCGCGATTCGCAGCTACGTGCGGGCGGATGTCACCGTCGCCCATGCGAACGCGTTCAACCTCCTGACGTAAACGACGGGGAAGGTGCGGTACCGCGTGGGTCCCGCACCTTCTGAGAAAGGCAGTTCGCACATGGCCTGGTGGTCGAAATTCTGGGAACGGCGGGCGGCGCCGCAGTGGTCGCTGACCGACCCGCGGGGCTGGGACGACTTCGGCCGCGGGCCGACCGCGGCGGGCGTGATCGTCACGCCGACGAACGCCCTGCAGGTGCCGGCGGTGTTCGCGTGCGTCTCGATCCTGTCGCAAGACGTGGCGAAGACGGCGCTCAAGTTCCGGCGGCGCCTCGGCGTGGACACCTTCGAGGATGCCGTCGATCATCCGCTCTACGAGCTCCTGGGCCCGCTGCCGAACCCGGAAACGACCGGCTACGACTTTAAGCGCGAGATGATGCTGAACCTGTTGCGGCACGAACGCGCGTACGCGGAGATCGTGCGCGTCGCCGGCAAGGTCGACTCGCTCTGGTTGCTGGACCCGCTCCGGATGCGCGTCACGCGCGATGCGCAGCGGCGGAAGGTGTACACGTACACCCCGTCTCACGGCCCGACGCAGACCTGGACGTTCGATCCGTCGATGCCGCCGATCCTCGACTTGCACCATCCCTCGCCGATTCGTCAGTGCCCTGAGTTGATCGGCGCGGCGCTGGCGCTGCAGACCTTCGTCGGGAAGTTCTTTGCCAACGGCGGGCGCCCGACCGGCGTCCTCCAGACCGCGGGCCGGCTGGGACCCGATGATGCGGAAAGACTCCGGGCCAACTGGACCGCGATTCACGGCGGGACCGCGAACAGCGGCAAGACGGCGATTCTTGAAGCCGGGATGAGTTACAGCGCGATCGCGTCGGCCAACAATGACGCTCAACTCGATCAATTGCAGCAGACGCTGCGCACCGAGATCGCCGCGGCGTTCCGCGTGCCGGTGTGGCGCGTCGGCGATATGTCGAACGCCAATTACTCGAACATGGAAGCGAGCGAGCGCGCGTACGTCTCCGATGCGCTCGATCCCTTCTTCTGCTGCTGGGAAGAAGCGATCCGGCGAGACTTGCTGACCGTCCGGCAGTACACGCAGTTCTCCGTCACGTTCGACCGGTCCTCGCTGATTCGCAGCGACTCGAAGACGTTGGCCGAGGCGCTGGCGGTCGGCCGGCAGAACGGCTGGTACAGCGCGAACGACGTCCGGCGGCGGCTCGGCGAGAATCCGATCGCGGCGAGTGCCGGCGGCGATGCGTATCTGATGAACTCGGCGCTGGCGCCGGTGCCGGCCAAACCCACGTTACAGAAGGTCGACCAAAATGCAGCCTGACCTCGAACACCGATCCGCGCTGGAGATTCGCGCCGTCGGCGATCGCATCGTCGGCCTGGCGATTCCGTTCGATGTGCGCTCGCAGGACCTGGGCGGCTTCGTGGAGATCGTGCGACCGGCCGCGGTCGATCGCGCGCTGGCCGCGGACGCCGACATCCGCGCGCTCTATGCGCATGATCCGGCCGCGGTGCTCGGCCGCACGCCGAAGACGCTGACGCTGACGAAGGACACGCGCGGGCTCGCGTTCACGCTCGATCCGGCGAACACGAGCGCGGGCCGGGACGCGCTCGAGCTCGTGCGCCGCGGCGATGTCACGGGCGCGAGCTTCGGATTCCGAACCGTCAAGGACGCGTGGCACCAGGACGGCGGGCAAGCGATCCGTGAACTGCTCGACGTCGACCTGGTCGAAATCTCGCTGACGGCGTTCCCGGCGTATCCGCAGACCGACGTGGCGCTGGCGCAGCGGTCGCTGCAGGCGTGGCAGGCAAACCTTACAAGCTGTGTAAGGTTTTCCGGCGCGCACGATTTGACGATGCGCCAGCGGCAGCATCGCGTGCGGGTGTTCAGCCGATGACCGTGATCATGGCGGACGCGGACTGGCAGCGGGCCGCCGACGCGTTCGACGTGCCGCCGGAGGACATCCCGCACTATCAGCAGGCGTTCACCGACATCGCGCGGCTGGGGCTCGAGGCGTTCGCGGAGGCGCTCCAGGTCGAGCTCCTGGCCGTGCGGGCGGCGCGCCTGGACGGGCGGCCGGCGTCGCCCGCGATGATGCACCGGCTGGTGATTCGCCAGACCGTCCTGACCGAAGTGGTCGGCTTCGTCGCGCGGGACGCGCTGGTGAAGTTCGATGGGCCGAAGCAATGAGGTGTAGAGTGGAGACCTGAGTCGGAGCGCCCGCGGGCTGAAGACCCGCGAACGCCCCTAACCCGTCAACCGTCGCAGCGGTCGAGCGGGCTGCCTGATCTTACAGGAGCCCTTCGATCGGAAAGGCTCCTGTCATGTCGAAGACACAGAAGACGACGACCGCGCTGTACGACGCGCTCACGTTGGAAATCGGGCGCGCAGACTCACTCGCAGGTCTCCTCGCAGAGCGGTTGTCGGACCTCGACGAGCGCCCCGATGCGCCGAGCGAGCTCTACGCGCTCAGCCTCGTCGCCGAATCGGTGTCCGACAAACTCCAGCTCATTCTCACCACGGCGCGGGCGCTGCACGAGGCGAAGACCGTGCTGCTGCCTGTGGACCCGGAGACGGCCGCAACCTACGGGCGGAAGAAGAACCGCCCGCGCGCCCTCCGTGTGGTGGCGGCCACGCCGAGCGTGGCGAAGAAAGGCGGCGCGTGATGGGCCAGCTACGCAAACGCGGAAACGTCTGGTGGATGCGGTACTACGACAAGAACGGGCAGCGACTCGAGGAAAGCGCGCGCACCGACAAGTACGAGACCGCGCGCGAGCTCATGAAATCGCGCGAGGGCGACGTCGCCGACGGCCGGCCGGTCTCGCTGAAGGCCGCGCGGCTCCGCTTTGAGGACGCGGCGGCCGACATGCTGACCGACTACCAGATCAACGGGAAGCGCTCGCACGACAACGTCAAGAACACCATCATCGACGGTGCGCTCGAGCCGTGGTTCCGGGGCCGGCGCATGGCGGAGATCACGACGACCAACGTCCGCGCCTACGTGGCCGCCCGGATGAAGGACGGGTACGCGAACGCCACGATCAACCGGGAGTTGTCGGCGCTGAAGCGGATGTTCAACCTGGCGAAGCAGGCCGGGCGCTTCGTCGGCGACGTCCCCTACATTCCGATGCTCGCGGAGCACAACGCCCGCACGGGCTTTTTCGAGCGCGCGCAATTCGAGGCGGTCCGGAACCGGCTGGCGCCGACCTATCAGGGCCTCGTGACGCTGGCGTACTACACCGGCTGGCGCATCAACAGCGAGCTCCTGACGCTCGAATGGCACCAGGTCGACCGGACGGCGGGCGTGATTCGGCTGGAGCCGGGGACGACGAAGAACCGCGAGGGCCGGGTCTTCAAGTACGGCGAGATCGAGGAACTGGTGGCCGCTGTGGAGGGCCTGTGGGCGCGCCACGAGGCGCTGGCGCAGCGGGGCATCCTGACCCCGCTCGTCTTCTGTCGACGCCACGGGCAGGCGATTCGCAGCTTCTGGAAGCGGTGGCACACGGCCTGCGACGCCGCCGGCTGTCCGGGCCGGATCCCGCACGACTTCCGCCGGACCGCGGTGCGCAACCTGAATCGCGCGGGCGTGCCGGAAACGGTGGCGATGAAGATCACCGGGCACAAGACCCGGAGCGTGTTCGATCGCTACGACATCACGAGCGAAGAGGATCTGGCGGAGGCGTCGCGCAAGCTGCAGGCGCTGGCGGGGACAATTGCGGGGACAAACGCGAAAACGGACGCGGAGGCCTTGAAAGAGCGACTCGCCAAGTCTGTGCGAGGGAAAGGGTTGTTGGTGGCGAGGGACAGAATCGAACTGTCGACACTACGATTTTCAATCGGTACAGGCCGGAAACGACGATCCGCAAAAACCTGAACGATCCGCGGATTCATTGGGGAAATCGTGCGCCCGACCTAATGCGAGTAATACGAGAAATACGTAGAATGTCCCTGCGATGGGGACAATTTCAGGGACAGGGACAAAGGCCGACCCACCTCAGGTCGGAACCCCCGAATGGTTCGCGCCCGACGCCGTCGAAGCGCGTCGGCTGAAGGGTGCGGCTCAGGCACTCGACGTCTTACGCCGACGGTTCGAACTGACGAAGAATCCCGTCTTCGCCTGGGACGCGGTCCACGTGGCTTGCAGCCAGGGCGTGCCGCTGCCGGAGTGGGTGACGGCGTATCTCAACCGAGTCGCCGCCCGCATCGGCGAATTATCCCGCGCCGGCGTGCCGCACAAGAATGATCCCCCCCGCGCCGTCTATCACGCGCTCGAGTTCGGCGGGCGCCGCAACGCCGCCAATCCCTTCACCGCGATGTCGGAGTCGTGGCATAGCGTGAACATCGCCCTCGCGGTCTGGTACGCGATGGAGGGCGTTCTGAAGGCGGACGGAACGCGCGGCGACGAGACAAAGCTCGATTTCGCACTCGACGCCGTCGTGAGAACGCATCCGGATCACTGCACGCGCGATCCGAAGTGCAGCACCATCAGCCGCACGACGGTGGCGCGCGCGTGGCGCCTGCACGGACCCTCCATCACAGAAAGCGAACCGCCGTCAATCGACTGAAGATTCATTTCGTCACTGACGAAGTGACTCTGCCGGTTCGTGACTTCGCGACGTGCTGAAGGCATCTTCTCGTATGCCTCGCACAAAGAACGACCCGCCCGCCTCGCTCCCTTCCGTGATGCGGTTCAAGCAAGCGGCGCGCGGCTCCGGCTTCAGCTACTCCTCCTTGCGTGATGCGCACTTCCGCGGCGAGCTGGCCGTGATTCGTGTCGGGCGCGCGTGGTACGTCGACCTCGCGGAGCTGGCGCGGTTCGTCGAGTGCCACACCGAGCGGCGCGCGTCATGAGCCTGACGGCTCGCGAGTCACACGCGGTCCTGCCGTTGTTTCCCGACGGCCGACCCTCGCTGACGGATCGACTCGCCGACTATTTCCGGGCGCGGCCGGGCCAGTGGATCAACGGCCTGCATCTCAGCTTCGCGGGGTCGTACGCCTGGCGGTCGCGCGTCTCGGAGTTGAGACGGGCGCCGTACTTCCTGACCATTCGCAATCGACAAACGCGCGTCCGCGCCGGCGATCACACGGTCACCGTCAGCGAGTACGCGTGGATACCAGACCGGAACACCGAGGCAGGTGCTGCCGACAGCGTTCGTGCGCCGTCGGCAGCGGTGTAGGAAGCAGTCCAGGGATCAACCAAGGCCACGCCTACGCCTCGCAGTATACGGCGTGGGGTGGCCGTCGTGCGCGTCGACGGGACAACCACCAGGACGGCGCGCGACGGGACGCACAAAGCTGGCAACTGGGGAGCCGCGCAGAGCCAGCAGCCGGGATGCCCACGAAGTTCGTGGGGTTCAGGAGGCGCGCGGGACGGCGCTGCGGGCGCTGACACAACCTGAACCGATGGTCGTGACCCGTCAGTCTTCACGACCTGTCAACGCGACGGCGATTCCCGAGGGGTGAACCGCACCGTTGCTGAGACACGCATGGCCCGGCCGAGGGGCTACGTGTCTTTGCTCAGGCTTCAAGCCCTCAAGGTGAACCGGCGGAATGGGTGCCGATGAGAACAAAAGAACCGTCGAGCGCCACGACACTCCCGCTGTTCGCCCGCCCGCCCCGGCCGGCGCCGCAGCCCGTGACCGTGAGGTGTTCGGGGTGTCCGGCGACGGCGTCGACGATCACGCACCTGCGCGGCGAACTGCCGTATTTGCCGGATGGCTGGACCGCGTGCGGCGAGGACGCGGCCGGCGGGCTCGCGCTCTGGTGCTACCAGTGCTGGTACGAACAGCGGCAGACCCGGCGGCCGCTGTGAGGGATGTCGATCTCGTCGCCCTGGCCGCGGCTGGCGATGCTGACGCGGCCGCGCAGCTGTTCGTGACGTACCGCCGGTTCGTGCTGACGCAGGCGTATCGGGCGGGCGTCGCCGCCGACGTGTGCGACGACGTCGTGCAAACGGTCTTCGTGTGGTTGCTCACCGGGCGCTGGCGCGTCGACGAGCGGTATGTGGCAGCGGGCGTGCCGGGGAACTTGAAGCCGTTCCTGAAAAGCATCACCAGGTATGTGGCCGGGACCCTTCGCGCGCTCTCGAGTCTCCCGCGCGACGACGGCTCGTCGGATGTCGATGCCGACCTGCAGGTGTTCCAGCGGCCGGGGCTGTCGCTGAACCCGGAGCAGCTCGCGCTGCGCCATGAACGGCTCCGCCTGCTCGTCGCCGCGATTCGGCGACTGCCGAAGGGCTATCGCCGGGTGGCCGTCCTGCGATATGTCCATGAACTCTCAGGTCCGGACATCGCGGCGCGCGTCGGCGTGCAGGCGAACACCATTCCCGGCTACCTGCATGTGATTCGGGCGCGGCTGCGACAGGATCTCGTCGGGGTCTACCGTGTGCCGTCCCCCGACCCGTCGGGGCGCACCAGGGGCGGGCATCGCCGCATGGCGTCCACCGTGGAGGCGTCATGCCGGTAAGGCCGCCTCGTCGCTGCTCGACCTGTCATCGCCTGGTCTCCGGTCCCTGCTCGAGGTGTGCCCGACAGACGAACCAGCTGCGCGGCAGTCGCACCCGTCGAGGCTACGACGAGTCGTGGCAGCGGCTGCGCTTGACGCAGCTGGCCGCGGCGCCCTGGTGCGCCTTCTGTGAGGCGGCCGGCTTCATCGTCGCGGCCGACCAGGTCGATCACATCATCCCGTTCGTCAGCCTCGAGGACCCGCACCGACTCGACCCGGCGAACTTGCGCAGTCTGTGCGCCTCGTGTCACGCGACGCACACGCGCCGGGGAGGGGTCTCGCATCACGGGCCGTCGACCGTTCCAAACCGTCTAGGAGGGTCTTTTTTCCGCGGGCAGGTTGGCGGGGGGCAGGATTGAAGCCTGGACCGAAGCCGCTCGACGTCGCCGTGAAGCAGCTGCGAGGCACGGTCAAGGCCGTACGCGAACGGCGACGGACGGCACACGCCGTCAGACCTGGACCCGTGGTGAAGCGCGCTGCACGACGCCGGCGCCGGCCGAACTACATCGCGATCGGGCGGCGGTATGCGCGTGATGTCGTGGCCGGCAAGATCATCGCGTGTCGATCGGTGCGGTTGCTGGCGCAGCGGCACATCGCGGATTTGAAACGGGCGTCGCGCACCCGGAGCACGTATCCCTACGTGTGGTCCGACTCGCACGCGATCGATATCTGTGCGTTCTGCGAGTCGCTCCCGCTGGCGCTCGGCGACGCCGGGACCCTGCGACTGCGGCCGGTGCAGATCTTCCTGCTCGGCGTCTGGTTCGGCTGGCGACTGCGCGCCGATCGGAGCGTGCGGCGCTTCCGGTTCGTTCACCTGGAAGTCGCGCGCAAGTTCGGCAAGTCGACGCTGACCGCGGCGATCGGGTTGTACGGGCTGGTGAAAGAAGCCGAGCACGGCGCCCGCATCCTGGTCGCGGCCACGGCGGGCAAGCAGACCGAGCACATCTTCTCGACGATGCGGTACATGGCGGAATCGCCGTTCCTCGCCGACCAGGGCGTCACCGTCTTCAAGTACGCGATCGTCCACGAAGCCAGCAACAGCAAGATCGAGGCGCTGAACTCTCGCGCGCATTCGTTGCACGGCTCGAACCCGAGCATGGTGTTGATCGATGAACTCCATGAGGTGCCCCACGAACTGTTCAACGTGCTGCGGACCGCGTTCGGCGCCAGGCAGAACCCGCTGCTGATGGTCTTAACGACCGCGGGGCGGGATATCACCGGCATCGCCTACGAGACCCGGCAGCGGGTGCTGAAGGTGCTCGAGGGCGTCCTCGAGGACGATCGCTTGAGCGGCGCCGTGTTCTGCCTGGACGAGGGCGACCGCTGGGACGATGAAGCGGTCTGGATCAAGGCGAACCCGATGCTGGACGATCCGACCCCGACGCGCGCCGAGCTCCGGCAGCTGGCGAAGGAAGCGGCGCACACCCCGTCGCAGGAATTGTCGTTCCGGCAGTTCTACACGAACGAGTGGCTGCAGATTGCGGCGTCGGCGTGGTTGTCCCCCGAGGACCTGCGGGCGTGTGCGGACCCGAGGTTGCGCCTCGAGCAGTTCACCGGGGCGCCGATCTGGATCGGGTTCGACTCGGCGCTGAAAGACGATTCCGCCTCCGTCGCGATCATCACGTTGAAGGACGGCGTCCTGTACCTGTTCAACAAGTCGTTCCTCCCGCGGGCGAGCATCGAGCGGTACGCGCCGCTGATTCCCGAGTACGTCCAATGGGTGAAGGACGGGCTGCTCGAAGCGACCGAGGGCTCGATCGTCGACCTCACCCGCATCCGGGACTACATCGTCTCGCTCCATCGGGCGTTCCAGGTGCGCGGCTGCGTGATCGAGATGTTCGCGGCCGGCAACCTGCCGAGCGACCTGCAGCGGCTGGGCATTCCGGTGGAAGTCGCGCAGAAGACGAGCAAGTCGTTCACGCCGAGCGCGCTCGACCTCGAGGCGCGCATTCGCACGGGCCTCTTCAAGTTCGACGGGAACTCGCACGCGATGTGGATGCTGCGCAATGCCTGCGTCGAGCGGCGGGTCGATGGATCGTTGCTGCCGAAGAAGGAGAGCGAGAAGTCGGTTCACAAGATCGACATCGTCGACGCCTGTCTCCTGGCGATGATGCCGATGGTCCAGGAACCGGAACCGGTGGAGTACCGCATTCTCGCGGTTTGAACAACGAGGGGTGACGCTCACCGAGCGACCCGCAGAGTCCTGGCAAACGCACCGACGCGCCGGGATGGTTGGTAAATCGGAACATTGCTTCCGATTTGAGAGGTTCGAGATGGACATTCAGCAAGTGATCGAGACGGGGAAGACGCAGCAGCTGCCGATCGAGCAGCTGCGGGCGCTGGCGGGCGATGCGGCGGCGTTCGGTGACGACGTGATCGGCGTGTTCACGGCGCAAGCCGAGCGGCGGGC